ACTCGGCTTGGTCATTTGCGGGCGTACCGTTATCCGATGTACCGTTGTCCGTTCCGCCACTCAGATAATTGAGCAAATCTTGTGTTTGTTGGTCTATCTCTGCTTGATTTGTTGGCGCAGGCTGCTGAGAGTCAAGCAAGGCTTGAACTGTATCCGTTGGTTCTTCAACAGGCGCGGCAGGCGCAACTGCAGGGGGCGGCTCCGATGCCATGATCTGCTCAACAGTCGGCTCGGGGGCTTGATACTGTTCAATCTGTTTAATAAAGTCATCTACCGCTGGCTGCTGTTCAGCTTGCGTAGGCACAGTAACTGGAGCTGCTGGTTCCTCAACAGGCGGCAAATCACCAGTTCCAGCGCCGGTTTGGAAATATGGATTGATTGCGTTTTCTTGATCTACAGCAGATTTGGCTTCAGCAATTGCAATTGATACTAATTTTAAAGGATCGACATTTCCAGTCTGCAGTGTATTGGAAACAGCCGCAGTAATTGATTTCTGAAGCGCGGGGCTAAGGTCGCTGAATCCATCAATTTGACCAAGAACTGCATTAGTACCCGCGCTTAACCCGCCAGAAATTAAAGCTTGCACGGGGTCCAATTTTCCCCCGCTTGCAATTTCTTGTTTTGCCACGTTGCCCAAAATGTTTGCGCCAGTGGAGCCAAGTGTGTCGGTTAATCCTGATGAAACTGAACTGCCTATTTGGCTTCCGGCATAAGATAACGCCGCATTTGTTAAAATTTTTGTTGGGTCTTGCCCAGAGATAAGCCCCATTACAGCGCTTACTGTTGGAGCTGCCATTGCCCCAAGGCTGGGTAATAATTCTGGGGCAAATATTGCCGCAGCTAAACCAATAAGTGGTGACAATCCGCCAAAGGGATCAACCGTATCGTAGTGCGTATAAAAATAAGGATTACCTTGCGCATCAAATTGCACCCCATAACCTGAGCTGCTATCGCCCGCAAACGTGCCACCCCAATCGCCTTGCTTTGCGCGGTCGTAGTTAACCGGAATTGCTTGCCCAGTTACTTTGTTGCCGTATCCAATTTGTCCGGTATCAAATGTTAATTGGCCATTTTTTACTTGCGATTCTTGTTCTGGTTTTATAGGAATGAATCCGGTGCCGCCTTCTCCGTCATCAACGTAATAACCTTTTTTGCTATTTACGCTAGAAACCTCCCTCTCAGACAATGGATATGTAGTATATCTATTACCATCAAAATCTGTATCTGTGTGATACAGCTTTCCATCGGCTCCCCGCATAATTCCAGCTTGACTTGCTGGCATAGCATAAGAGTTGCCATCATCACCTTGTCGAGTAACAGTAAGCTGTTCAGTAATTGGAACAGTCTGTTTAATCGGAATTTTGCCAAAGTCTTTAAGACTTGTAATGCCGCCGTCGTTGTATAGCTTCTCCGCCATATATCTGGCAGCTTGTTCTTTACTTAATCCGGAGCCCGTAGACCACTTGCTCATCGTTCCTTGGTCAATAATATTTTTAGTTAATTTTTCAACAATTTCATCGCGTGTCGGTTTTTTATTTGCAATGTCTTTATTGTTGGCGTCAACTAGCGCTTGTTGAGAATCATAAAAAGGAGTGGCAGAGGTAGGGGCAGGGGCGCTAGAAGAGGGCGGATAATAAAGACCGTCAGCGGGGTTGAGCGTGTATAGGCGAGCATCTTCAAAATCAAAGTCTTGGCCTGCAACTAAACCCTCCCCCGGAATAAAATTATTTGCCATATCAAACCTTTATCTTCAGCACATTGCCCGCCGTGGTGTCACGGTACACATCGCCAGAACGCAGCTTGGCTAAGTTGGCCTGAGTTGGTAAATTGGCTATATTAATGTTTAAGCCCGCAACGCTGATAGGTTGCACAGCATTAATGTTTTGAAAGTACAAGTACAGTACATTTAAAAGCTGAGACATGTATACACCGTCGTACTCTTGTGGAGCAGACGGTAAGCGCGGGGGTGTAATGTTATTGAATAAACTCATGTGTTACCCCTGCCGCCGTCTTGACGAATATCCAATCGTGGAGAACCCAATTGCCATGTACAGCCAAGCTGTTCTGACTCCAGCTTAAGAATCATCTGCCGCCCACGCACCCGGATAAATACTTGGCCTGTAAATGCTTCAATTGGCACCGTAGCCGACCGAGAAATTGTTGACACGTTTGTTCCGCCAACGGACTGCGGATCGTTAAACCCAGAGCCAGAGTTTTGCATTGGGATTAACGTCATTGTTACTTGTGGAGTGGTTGCAGTTGACCCGGCAAACGTCAAGTCAGGCAAGATGCGGCGCACAAATCCAAACCGATCACCATCGTCAATGTCAAATTCAGACGTACCAATCATGGCATAAATCGGCAAAGTAGTAGCTGTTTCGGAATCGTCCAATCCAGACTCATGGTTAACAATGTTGTAGCTGTATGTTGCGGCCAGTGGGTAATTGCGAAGGCCAGAATCCAACCATGCAGTACGGGCCATAGTTCCATACGCCCAAACGCCTTCGCCGTTATTTTCAAAATAGTTATACGTTACATAGCGATCAACTGTTGTTGAATTGGCAGAACAATAAAAAAACCATACTTCGTTAAAGCCTTCGTTGGTGCTGGCAAAAAATTGTGATGCTTGAGACAAGTTAATGTCGTTGTAAATATACTGACGCAAATCACACCGCAATGTTTGAACACGACCATCGTATTTATAAAACTTATCCACGCCCATCCAATACGTAACACCAGAACCCAGTGCTAAAGAATTTGGTCCGGCAATAGAAATGTTATCCCCAATTAACTGCGTGTTCCAAACCGCTGGTGGGCCAGAGTATTGCAATGAATACAAGGTCGAATCCGTCCATACCAAAATCTCTTGGCGTGATTGCAGTACAGTTACAATTTTGGAGCCGTGAGAAAGCCTAACGTAATTAGCTTGGTTTGTTGCATCAGGCGTCCAGTTATAGTAGTCACCTTGGGCAGACCAGCGGATTAACATTAAGTCTTGGGTTGAACTGCCGTAGTTATTACAACCAAATGCAAATAAAAACCGCGATACATCTGATACAAAAATCAAAGACTGAACAGTTGGGCAGTCAACAATCTTTGAAATATAAACGCCTGATCCAGTAGACGAAGTATTGACGGCAGCTCCTGCACTATTAACCAAGGTAAATGAGGTTGAGAGCGATGTGGCAGATACGTAGTAAGTTGTTCCGGCAGTCATGCCCGTTGGCATTGACCCAGTTGTATCAAACTGCAAAGCTGCACCGGGTGAGAATGAGTTTACCGCAGTAACAACCGCAGGACTCGCACTTGTAACTGTAACTGTGCCGCCAGTGCTTGATAGCAAAACCCCGCGAGAGGTTACTAAACTGCTGGCTTGCCAAATATAAATTGCGCTGTTGTTAGGAGCAAATAACAAATCTTGGCCATAATTTGTTTGACTCCAAAGGCGCATTTGGGCGTTGCTAGAAGTTCCAACCCCCCAAGTTCCAGTACCCCAAGAGCCAGCGCCCCATCCAACCAAAGGAACTGCGTAAGCTGGGCCTACGTTAATTTGGTACGCCGCAACCACAGAAGAACCGCCACCAGTTGCATTTGAAGATGCGGTTGACGAAGCTGTAATTTGGTAAGTTGTTGAGCTAACGCCTATGGTTGTAAGTTGGTACTCGCCGTTTAAAGTTAAGCCGCCAACAGCAGTGGCCCCACTGAACGTAACAAAATCCCCATTCACCCAACCGCCAGTTGAGTCAGTAACCGTAACCGTAGCAAGCCCGATAAAAGTCTGGAATGGGTTTGCGCCTAAGGTAATGGTTTGGCGCAGTGGCGTGATGTCGTTGTAAAAACCACCGCTTTCAATGTAAAACTTCAGGTTTGTGCCGATGCCAAGCAGGTTTAGCCCGCCAAGCGTAATCCAGTTCCAAAGCGAACGGCATACCCCAAGAAACGTAGACGCAGAAATGCGTGCCCAGCCACCAATTTTTTCAGGCGTGCCTTGGCGAAACCGTACTTTTTCAGATTCGTAGTAGCCGTTTTCGTTGGTGTAGCGGGTGTTCTCCCTGTTTACACCAGCTTTTTGGACAAGCTTTTTTAATGGCACGGGTTACCTCATGTGGTTAAGACACTGAGGGCGGTGTTGATGTGAGCAACCCTATCGTCAAGACCAATGATACCGCCGTTGATCTTTTTTGTCATCCCCGTGTAGTCTTTAGCATCGGCTTCTTTGTTCAAGTTCCGTTTGTTCCAAAACCACCCGGCAGTCAGGGCCGCGTACTTTGGGATGGCAACCAGATCAGGACTGTGCATGAAATCCACACCCAAAGCATCTCCGGCCAGTGTATATGAGTCCTTGCCAGTTAACTGGATGCAGCCTCGTCCAATGTACAAAGCGCCGTCGCCATCTTCATTGTTTCCCATCCGCCCGGAATAAACTTTCTCGGCAATCTTGTCGGGGTTTCTGTGGAAGGGTTGAGCAGCCTCTAATGAAGGAAAGCGGCTGGGCCAGACTTTGCACAGTCTTTCTGCGCTGTAGTTTAGATTCTCATGCAAGACTTTAAACCCCCCGGACTCGTGATAGCACTGCCCAATAAAAGCAGCCATCCGCAAAGGGGTCATGATGTCGTACCGCTTAAACGTGTCGTTCAAAGGCTCTAGCCATTCCGCGTCGATTTGGAGCTTTGCAAGTTGTTCCGCAGTAATCATGTCAGTGTTTATGGCTTGCGCCAAAGTAGTAGGTCAAAATTAACATGAAGGCAGCGTCAAGCTGACCTAAGAGACGTAAAACAATCTCGCGCATTTCTTGCGGCACAACGTGAGTCAATAAAAAATATTGAACAAAACTCCATGCTGCAAAAACTCCAATAGCAATCAACGGCGTGACCATTTTGCTGTACCAAGGCGCTTCTGCGCTTGTGGTGATTGCTGTATCGCGCTTACGGGCGCTGTCACGGTCAGCCGCATCCAGCTTTGCGTACTCCAGCTCAAGTTCGGCTAATTTTTGTCCTGCTTGGGGGTCACCAGAGATTGCTTTAGCCACTGCTTCGACAGACTCTGATACGCCAAACTTGTTAGCAAGAGCGGCAACAGCAGCGCCACCAAAAGGACCAGCAACGGCGGTAGCCAGAGCAGGAGCAACGCCTTTAAGAAGAGAAAGAAGTTCATTCATGTTAACCTCATTTTGTAACTGACAAATTCAATAGTGCCCCAACAAATAAGGCCACCAACAATGCACCCAGCCAAGCCATAAAATATCGTCTCTACCATTTCGGCTAATTGTTCACGCTTGAGTTTTTTAGAGGCTTCGGCTTCACGTTCTTCACGTTTGCGGGTGGCCACAATCATGTTGTACTCAGCTTGAATGGCCTCCCAGACATCACCTTGCCCTGAATAGATCAACTGTTCTTTGAGTTTCTTCTCAGCGTCCCGCAAGGCTTTGGCTTGCATCACAGTGTCAAGGGCTTGGCCCATGTCAGATCGTGGCTTTTTTCCCTTGTCTTCCGTAGCTGCTTTGGCTACGGTGTCACGCATCTCAAAAAACTTAATCAGGTCGCCACTGCACTCCTGCAAGTCTTTGCCCATTTGTATTGCTTCTTGGACTCCGGCAATGGTGCTCTTGGCTATAGCAAACGCAGCGCTGATGGTGATTGGATCAATCATACCTAGCCTATAGAGAAAACGGCCCGTAGGCCGCTGGGTTACTGCACCGATTCGGGAGCGTCTTTCATCTCAGGCATCGGTACTTGCGGGATAGCCTGTTCACGGATGGATTGCACCAGTTCGGCCACCTGTTCGTAAGGGGCTTTAGCCAATGCGGCCAGCACAATATTTACAGCGCCCAAAGGCAATGTCAATTTGATAGGCGTGTTCAGTTCTTCGTTCATGTATAACTCCAGCAGCGGCTCAAGTGGGGGAGCCGTGTAACCCCATATCAATTATGCCTTGCGTTTCCACTCAAGACAATAAACTTTTCGGGCGTATACATCGCCAGTCCAACCCCAGCGAACGCATATCCATTTCTCTTCTACTTTGTCAGCACTGCCCGCAGGCAGGGCCAACGCAGCCAGTAAGATTAGGCGGTAGCCCAAGGAACGCCGACGGCTTGTACTGGATTCTTTTGCAGGTCAATCTGGCTTTGCAGGCTGGCTTCAACGGTATCTTTACCAAGCGCGTTTTGCACCCAGCCAACGACCGTTGCTTCAGTCAAATCGGCGTAGGGGGTATATGTCTCGCCCTGTTCTTGGGTGTATGAAATCGTGCTGTAGGTGTTGGCACTGTATGTGTCCTCAACCGCCGAGACGGTGTAATGCACCGTGACGACAAAGCCGTCAGATGTTAGGCGATCCATTTGAGAGATTGACCAATTGAATGTAGTCATGATATTTCCTTTGGGTTAGATGCCAGCAGCGGCAAGGCGTTTGCGAAGGTCTTGGATTTCCTTGACCAGCATTGGAACAAGTTTGGAGTAGTCCACTGCCATCATTTCTTCTGGGTCAGCGGGTTGGTGTACTGCTTCAGGAGCCACGGTCACAAGTTCTTGGGCAATAAAACCCGCTCGTTGATGCGAATTGTTTTCTTTCCAGTCAAAACTACGCACTTGGATAGAATCAATAACGCTACCAAACTCAGGCGCATTAACAATGTTTTCTTTTAAACGTTGGTCAGAAGTTACGTTATAGAGAACACTTGTAGTAGTGTTTTGAGTAATACTTCCAATGTTTACGCCACCATAATCAAACTGAATGTAAGGTGTTCCGTTTGCGGTAGCACCATGAGCAACACGAATACGACTATTGGCAGGTTCAATCGTAATGGCGTTTGCATTAACTGGGCCTGTACTCGTAGTCCCCACCAGCAAGTTACCACTGGAGTCTATACGGGCAGCTTCAACCCGACCATTGGTTTGGAATACCAATGAACCTGTATAAGAACTTAAAATTGTGTTACCAGTGCTGTATGGCACACCTTCAAACACCATACTTCCGTTTGACCAAGTTGCAATAGAAGATGCACTGCCCACACCCGCAATAGCCATATACGCCCCGTTGGTGGGGTTTCTAAAACTTATAATGCTTTGCTGTGCTGTTGATGAAGGCGAATCAAATTGAGCTGCTTGAAGTGGAGTTGATTGAACTGCGTAAATTTTTGAACCGCCCGCAGCGGATGATGTAGTCCCCACCAGCAAGTTACCGCTGGAGTCTATACGGGCAGCTTCTGTTCCAATGCCCCCGCTAATTGCACCAGTGCTAAATTTAATGTTATCGTAAGTAAAAACATCTAAATTATTTGTGCCGCCAGCACCATATTGCATACCACCGTCACCAGACGATTGAGAGCTAATGAGCAGTTTGCTTGCATACGCATTGGTGTACGGCTCAAGTCGGCAAGTCATGTCAGCGGCTGTTGTTGCTTTTACATGAAACTTACTATAAGAAGTTGTTAAACCAACAAACAAATTCCCACTAGCATCCAGTGTCATTGCTTGAGTAAAGGTAATGGCGTTACCTGCTGTGCCTGATGGGGCTATATACCATTGGTGTTGACCCGTTACCATGTGATAACGCTCGGCATATCCACTGGCGGCATAAATGTAGTTTGTGCCGTTGTAATAGTAATTATTGGTAATCTGAAGTGAATCAGTACCTACGCTAAACAAACCGCTACCAGCTTTGCCAACTTCAAATGCTTTATACCCACTTCCCCAAGCACTAGGAGTAACACCCAAGCCAAGGTTGCCGGAGGAGTCGAGGATGGCTTGAGCCGATGCCCCGTTGTTAGTGCTAATAAAAATTGGGCCATTACTAGACCAAGTTGACGAATAAGCACTAGCCCCAATAATGTTTGTGCCACCAGTTGAGCTTTCTACGCCAAAGAAAACTGATTGCCCTGTATTTCCTACACGCAAATTATTAGCGGAAGTAGTTGCTGTAACTGCTCTTATTGAACCAACCACATCCAGTTTTGTAGCAGGACTACTTGTACCAATACCCAGACCTGTGCTGGTTAGGCGCATTTGTTCTGTGTTATTTGTTAGAAAGAGTAATGGGTCATTTGTTGTGACGTTAATCGCGGGCCCAGCACCAGCAAAGTTTGACCGGATTGATATAACTTTTGTTCCCGCATTATCTTCGTTTACCTGCATACCTAAGCTACCACGAACATCAAGCGGCCTTGCAGGAGAAGTAGTACCAACCCCCAAATTCGTCCCATCAAACACCAGCGCAGTACCAGTGGTAAGCACCTTGGAGGCGTTGAGGTAGGCCACGCCGTTGGCTGTGCCGCCGGAGAGGGTGACAGTGCTAGATGCGCTCAGTGTGGTAAAAG